ATACTTTAAAGCATTAATTGCGTCGTCAGTATAAACGTGCCAATCCTCATCAACAATACGGTTCAGAATATCAATCACCTTCTGTGGTGTCATTACTGTCTCCTTTCCGATGATTCCATGCGGCGATTGCTTCTGCTTCTGTATTCTTTGCCGGTCCATAACACCCACAATTATTACAGTCAACCCATGCGACAACGCCATTCAAACTTCTAACCAACGATACGAATTCCTGCTCACCACAAAACGGACACGGTTTAAGTTTCTCCATCGTTCTGTCCTCCTTTATAGATCAGCGGATTACCGTCCGCATCAACCAACAATGTAAAGGTTCCTCTGTTGTACCCTCCAAAAGATACCGCATACATCACTCCTGTTTCTCTATCTGCTACAATTCGCCATAAGCCTACAACACACTCTACTTCCATAAATCTGCTTTGGTTAATTGGTTCTGGTTTTGCTTTTTCAACCTTCGCGCACCCAACTGCCAAAACTGCCAACAATAACGTTATGATCATACCAATTGCCATTTTCTTCATTTCCATTCACCGTCCTTTCTCATGTCCGCATAGCTTTTCGATCTTCAGTCCAAACAGATCATGTGTGTAGTATCCTCTGTACGTTTCTTCACTCTCGCTGTAGTCAGGATCCGGATTGTAGAAACTGTGTGAAATAACCTGCTCGCCCGTACTCCATTTCTTTTCGTATGGAATCTCATTGTAATTAACTCGCGGCATGTAGTTCACCTCATTCAGTTTATCCATTTGCTCACCTTTTCTGCAACGATTACCACCGTCACACAAAACTGTATGACGTTTGCGGTCATTGCATAGTCAAGATCATCGGAGTCACCTTTTAGAAATATGTACTCCACTATTGTTGTCGCAATAATTAATACAACATAGTAAACGACACCGATTCCAAGAAGCACTAAGATTTTAAGTGCTGTTTTACTCATTTAACCCCTTTCCCAATTTTAAGAATCTCAGCGAACGCAAGTAATTCCTCAACGGTAAAATCATGCCAACAAGAGCTACTGGCAAATTCGACGGTCTGAGCTTCTAAGTCAATAGTTACCCAACCCTGACCATGGAGAACAATCTTTTTCTCAGCAGCATCGATTTGCCATCCATGCTCTATTAATTCGTTTAGAATATCATTTTGAGTGCGAGACCGCTTCTTTATTGTCTCAAGCACTGAATTATATGCTTCAGTCCAGCTCATGAGAAATCTCCTTTTAAAAAATTCTTAAATGTTTCTGAACGATGCAAAAACGCTGCTTTTTCTTCGAATAATTTTTTAGACGTCGAGTGCACACCCCCATCAGCAGCATTCATATAGACGATTATAAAATCGCCTATAGATAACACAAGAACCTTACTACCTCCGTGCATGTCAGGCATCCAGCACACATCTCCAACTTCGAATTTATGTGTAACTGGCTCCTTATACTCTTCTAACTTATCTAAGCCGTTCTGATCGAAAACAAGAGTATTGAAACCCTTAACTCTCCAGATATCATTTCCGTTTTCATTCTTCATCGGCTTATCACATAACTCGATTACATATTTCTTTCCCATTTCTTTCTCTCCTTTGTAAAATTAGGATGAAAAGTATTCTTATTCTTAATGCAGCTATTGCACGGTTCTGTCTCGTAATTTCGAAAATTCCATTCTGCACAGAACCAGCATTCCCTTTTATATCGTTCTAAATACTCTTTTGACGGATGGCCGTACGGATTCTCACTTGGTTTCATTTCGCTTCTCCTCATAAGCGCAACCTCTACAAAACTCGTGTTCCCCGCATTCTTTTCTACAGCAATATGGATACGGAGCAGCAATCATGCAGATACCGCAGTTACCGGCATGAATATCACACGGTTCCATCCTTCTCTCCTTTCAGCCATTCAATCCTTGCAAGTCGTGAATTGCTGTATCCTTTTCCGTACTCCATCATGAGCCAGTACAGTATGTCGTACTGCTCTTCCGGAGTTTTCCCAGACAGCACCTTCTCTATTCTGGACTGCTTGTCATTATTCATCTTTAGGCTCCTTAAATTCTTCCATAAGCCAATCAGCCCCTCTCGTGTTCCACCAGTCCATAAGGATTGGATTAACTCCAAATATTTCTTCAAATTTCTGATAATTTTTCTTTGTCGGATTCTCCTTAGCCCACTGCATCACAGTTTCTTCCATCTCATCCGGATTGACAGCTAAAGCCCTCCAACAGTTAAATAAGCCCCTCTTTTTGTTTACAGGGCATTTGTCGCATATTTTTTCCTGAGCCTCACACATACGGTTAAACTGCTTTATAACTTCTTTGAACTCGGCCATTTTATTCCTCCTTAGTTCTTGAACAGTTGCATAACATATTCAATTGACTTTATCTCAGGCGCATATTTCCAACCTATGTACATGTATATGTTGTATATCAGTACGATAATAGAAATGAATTCAACAATAATAGAAATTCCCGCCACAACTGTTTTAGAATCAAAATCCCAGTCGGTTTTGGATATAACGACCGTGATAATAATTAGAGCAATGCAGAACACGCCAGCAACAATAGCTCCAAACTTATTCATCGCCATCCCGTAAGCCTGCAGTCTAGGAATTAATTCTGAAGAAGCTACATTAAACTTCTGGCAAAGCTCATTTATGATGTTATTTATCATCACATCAGTTGTCATTTACTTCCTCCTCGCTCATCTTATCAGCAATAATAGCAAGAGACTTAGCAATTGATGGAAGGTACGTCGATAACACTAAATTTAAAGAAATTAAATTTATTATGACATTAGAATCTATAAGGCCAGCGTTTTCTTTAAGTAGTGTCGTATTTTCAAGTAAATTATCATTCAGCTTATCTAACTCTTCTAAATTACTCATCTCTCCTCCTTAATCAAATGAATAGTAATTCTAGTTCTGGTGTGTCCTTATAATGTTTTCCTACTGTCCAGAATTCAAAGTACAATAAAGTCGAATAAATAACTCTGTGATAAAAACCGTTATCTATCCACACCCAGTCATTCATCTCTCCTCCATATACTCGTAATATTCCTCCTCAGTAGCGAACAAAATATAACGCCCCTCGACCAAACCCATAAAGCCGAAGGGCGTGACGTAACCTTTAAACATTTTCCTCCAAAATATCTTTGATACGTTTTGCTTTCCTTAATGAGTCTTCATCAGCTTTGTCTAATAGGCGAATGAATTTTATAATTAATTCAGACCGTTCTATTGGCAGTGACTGTTTTAAATTGTCCTCAGGTGCTTTAGGTGTGTAATCTCGGTATATAAACAGACGATTACTGACTTTATACTGCTTATAGCATTTCGGATAATGCTTTAAAAGATATGCTGCGATTCCTCTGAGATTACGAACGGAAAAGTTACACCCGTCAGGAACTTCAACCTTCAAATATACATGACGGTCTTCAGTTGGTATCGGGTCATACAAAGTTATCTTATAGCGTAAATCAAGATTTTTCCGAGTATATCTGACTGCTTCTAAAATATCTCGATAGCAGTCAAACGCTCTAATGTTTGGATTTTGGAAGTCAATTTGTATTAATTTAGTCATACACTATTCACCTGCTTAATCCCAATTGCATAGACAGTTTTACAGTAAGGACACTTAAATATTGGATCATGATACTTTTGCTGAATTTTACCTCCACAGTTTTTACAGGATAATTCTACAAATTCAGGAGTAGTGCGTTGTAAAAAATTCAATTTCTCCCATATAAGACTAAGTTCAGTTTCGACTTTAGAGAATACATTGCTTTGATATTTGATTCCAGCTGAATCAGCTGAATCTATAAAGTAGGTAGAACTTGTATTTACAATAGGATTAAAATCATCAAAAGGTGGCATATTTTCCTCCTCACAGATCATCGAATACCACCGGAATCCGATATCTAAGATCCTCAAGTGTCTCTTGAGCGAGTAGCCGAATATGTGGATGAGCCTTTTCATCGCACCGGAGCTTAAAGAAATGCCGCCACTCACGATAGTTGCCTGTTACGACAATCTCAGTCTTTAATGCATTTGGGAGCACGTCTCTTGCTTCCTGAGGAGTCCAACCAGCTTCCAGAAGTCCCATATAGTCAATCTCTGCTATATGGAGAGCATCGTACCAAAGCCCTTCCGTTGAACCTATTTCGATCCCACCATATTGCTCATCGTGATACTCCTCATCATTAACTCCCCACTCTTGATCCGGAGGCACAATGAACGTACACTCTCCTCCAAATTTCCCCTTAGAGTAATTACAATATCTAGTACTCTCCTGAGCGAAGCTAAAGAGTCTATGCCGCACAATCTCATGTGAAACTCCACGACTACAAATAAAACGGACACTTAGCGACGAGTGCTCAAGCATCGCTTCATGCCCGTTATCGATAATCATCTTTACAAACCTTTTTGCAGATTCTCCATCTGGAGTAATTCTTTCTTCACTCTTATAGCAAGTCCGTCCAGCTATCTCAATTCTCTGAAGTTCTTCAATACCATCAATAGAGATACGACTAAGGATCTGATGACCCTGCTTTACTAATTTCACGGTTTCCTCCTTTTAGAATTCAATCTCGTCTTTTTCTGACATACAACTTTGTAGTAACCGTTTATTTCTGACATTTTTAGTTTTTCTTTGTTTTGCTTATCTCTTTTTTCTCTGAATTCCTGATACTTTAAACATCTCCCGTGGCAAGCAAAATATCTGTCTTCGCACCCCATACACGGAGCATCACCAATTTTACCCATTACGTCGATACTCCATTACCCAGTTTTCGCTGTTTCTGTAAACAAATGTATACGAACCTTTGTCTTTTCTTCTAATTTCAATGACATTATGAGAGAGTAACTTACAAGACTTACACTCTTCAGCAAGATTCGGAAAGAGTTCAGAAAACATGGTATAGAGAGCTTTAGCGGTCATTTTTGGATTCCATCTCCTTTATTTTGTTTTCAAGATCGTAAACTCTGGCTCTAAGAACATTAAGCTCTTCGTCGTGTATTCTTAACTTTTTCCGATTACTGTTAATACCAAAAGAAAACTCCTTGATTGATTCTTTCATGTCTTCTTTATATGCACTCATAAAAAGAGCACACACAAGAAATGATAAAAGTATACTAGTCAAAATAATAGTTAAGTTACTCATTGATTATGAACACCTCCCAATACTTTTCGCCATGCTCTAAATCAAGACATACTGAATGCGATTCATTGAAAATATCAATGTGGTGTCCATGAACGCCTCCACCAGTATCTTCAGCGACGTATTCATGACCGTTGATCAAGAGGTGTGTTCCTTCTTTAATTACTCTCTTATCCACTGCCACTGTTCGTCCCTCGGTACATCTTGCTCCACTACTGGTCTGATAACCCCATTTACCGGAACACTTACGACAAGGGCAATACCATGTGATTTTGAATGTCCCCAGCGATGACATGTTCCGTTCAGACGCCTCAACATCCTTAACACCAAGCCAGCTAAATCCTAACAGAATCAAAAGAAAAACCGCCAGGATCACCCCCAGCGGTATAACGTGCTCTTCAGTTTTCATCTTCAATCTCCTTTGCAGCTTCCAGAATTTTTACGTAGAGGTAATCATTTGCAGAATCTTCAGCAATTCTCATAAGAGCATAGAACGTTCTCATCTCGTCAGACGTAAGAGCTCTCTTAATTCCCTTTTCGCCCTTCTTAATATCAATGATTACTGTACCGTCTCCTCTGTAAAGGATCTTGCAGTCCGTTACTTCAGGATGTTCTTTTTTAAGCCTCTCCGATATTTTCATCTTCTTCGGTTTCCTCCTTCTCAGTGTAATAAATTTTATTAGGTGTCTCGTCCCTCTTAAAGTGCTCCTGGTCGTTCCAGGGTTCCTTTTCATATGTGTTCTTAGCGTGCTCTTTAAGACTTGTTAAGTGGCATTCCGAATAGCACTTTCCTTTGCAATGTGAATCTCTTTTGCATAAATACAGTACGGTGACAATTTTTCCATTTTCAGTCATTTTGAGTCCTTTGCCTCCCACATGACCGGTTTGTAAGAATCCTCGTTAACAGGGTTTGTAAGACACTCATTACACGGTTCTTCAGTCTGAGAAACCTTTTTATACTTGCATTTTGTGCAGTATTCATCAAAGTTCACTAGTTTTGTGTTCATATATCTACCTCCGTATTAGCAAGAACCTTAGCGTTTATTTTGATATCGTTTAAACGAGCAAGCATAACGTTTATCTTCTTTTCGTACTTTTCTTTATAGAATTCATAAAAAAGCTTATATGCCTTTCCTTCGTCTGGCTCTTTAAGCCAAAGACAATCGACGCTCCCACATTTAACAGCACCCTCTTTACTATTGACTATTAATATTCTTTGACGTCCGTTAATAGAGCAATAAAAGTCAACGTCATAGTAATAGTCCGTGCTCGGATTAAGAGTAGGTATTAAATCACCATAAATTGGTCCCTCAAGATAATTAGTGCTTTTATTTAGACGATAATAATACCCAGACGTCCATCCTAACGAGACAGGCATTGCACTCATGCAGTAGCCTCCTCTTTAAACTTAAGACCATACTCGGCAAGTTTTGCTTCAATTTCTTTAAAGCTCTTCATCCCAAGATTGCGGCAACTCATTAACTCCTGCCCCGTAACACGAGTTAAATCATAAAGTGTCTTTATTTCAGGACCACCCATGTACTTCCACCTATAGAGGCAGTTATAAGAACGTACAGAAAGATTTAACTCTAATATCGAAATAGACAGAAGCTTCTCCATCTCTTCATCATTCTCTTCAGAAATATCGAGTTTCTTTTCCATCCGTTCATTCTGATGAATAAGAACCTGTAAATGCTTCTTTCTGAGTTCTTCTTTCCTTGTCTGATCTACTACCCAATGTCCATCAAAACCATACTTAATATAGACAAACCGATTAGGAGACCTTAATTTCCGAAGAGCTTTGTGCATGATTTGACGAACTCTCTCGTATGTGACGTTATAGTGGCACGCGATATCTTTCATGAACTCTTCATCTCTAAAATATGCCATAACACAATACTTCTCTCTATCAGAAAGAGTCTCGATAGCGTAGTTAAGTCCATCCATCTGGTCATTAGAAAGAGGTTTTGCCCATGTCTCACCAATAAGTTCATCAAGCAGGTTATACGGGTACACGGGACGATAAGTTCCAAGAATCGGCTTCTTCGTCTCGTCATCTCTATTACACTTGACTAAATATCTTTCGTAGGAGTACTTCTTTATGAATTTAGCCCTATCAGTCACATCGATTTCGTCAGTTGCTCCACAAATATAATCAATAGACACCCCATAGAAATTTGCGAGCGCTTTTATTGACTCGATTCCGATAGGACTAGCTGATTCTGCCTTAGATACAGAAGCAAGAGAAATCTTAGCTCCTACAGCGACCTGTGTCTGACAATATCCAAACTGTTCACGGAGTTTCTTAAGTCGTTCGGATATGATCTTATAGGTCTCCATTTCCATTGTGGTTTTTCTCCTTTCAAATGTGGTGATGTGGTGAGAAAAATTAGAAAGAAAACGAGGAGCTTAGATTTCTCTAAGCCCCTCTTAGCTTTTTAGAAAGTTTCTTCTTCGTCTTCAGTTTCCGCAGGTCTCGTCATCTGAGACTCCAGCGAATCGATCCTTTCGTGAAGCTCCAGGTTCTCGCTGTTGAGACTCCGGATCACCTTATCCTTCTCTTTCCGGACCTTACTTCCTCCGATAGCAGCGCCTCCGATACCTGCTCCAAGAGTTACTACAACTCCGAGCAGAATCTTGCCTCCTGTCTTCAGATGGTCCTTCCAGGTTTTGATAGGCTTTCCATCCTTGTCAACAACGTCAACCTTAACCTCGTTTCCGTCCTGATCGACTGCCTTTCCCTCAGTCTTGACCTCTTTTGTTTCTTCCTTCTTGTTTTCAGACATTTCTTTACTCCTTTCTTAAGTAAAAATAGTTTTCTACTTCATATTGTGAGAAGAAAATTCTACGAGCCCCAAATCTCTTCGAGGCTCGTAGCGTTCCAGTAGCCATTACCAGGCTGTTCCCATTTCTTCTCTACTTTTCTGTGCTGCACTTTTCATATATTTCTTATCCTCAATGATCGGGCAAACGGTATAGAAGACAACGATTTTGATAAGTCTTCCTGTAGCGACATCGAGAATAGGCTGCGGTTTAATGTCGATCATTCCCTTATATGCCGGGAAATAGAACAGCTTGCCCATTGGTGTCTTATCACAGCCTGGAATCTTATCGTAAAACTGGTTTACAAGGACGTCATCTCCGTCAAGAAGATACTCATTTATATAGTTCTTTGCAGCAACCCATTCTGTATAGACAGACTTCTTACAGCCATTACCAAACTGATCTACGATTTCAACACGATCGTTGTTTAAAGCAGACTCTAATATCTCATCTCCATCTGCGACTTTACCATATTTTGACATCTTCTCAGCTACTTTACGATCCACCATAGCTTCGATGTCTTCGGCTTTCTCTGGCGTCTCTTTCTTTATGATATCCTTATATGCATTTATTTTTTCATTCGCAATATTATATCCGGTAGCTATTGTTCCTGTAGCAACAGCAGCTGTGAAATTAACAAAAGCAACAGAGCTAACAACGCAGATAGTACCAATAGTGATTTTGATAAAAGACGGAGCTACGGCCTTTGCAGTTTTCTTATCGACTTTATCGATTTCGTCTTCCTTCTCTTCCTCGGTCATTTTGTCAGATTCTTTGATATCCTTGATTTCCTCTTTTCTTTCTTCAAAAGCCTTATGAATCTTCGGGCTTTCCTTATAGATAACAATACCGGTCGCAATAACGGAACCGACCAATACGACAGTAGCAATAACCGGCTGATGCTCAACAACAGTCGTTGCTATCTTTCCTAAAATCTCTTTAAACATTTTGAACTCCTTTCTTTAAGCTGCGGCTACCTGATTTTTAGTCTTTGTAATACAATACGGTGCATACCATGTAGTAATCACATATGTCTCTTCCGGGAATCCAGGAGCGAATCCCTCAACCATCTCGCACTCGTTATAATTTGATGCATCATCTAAAATCGAACGATCCTGGAACCAACCCAGATCTTTATAGCAATATTCTTCAAATTCCCTAACTTCCAAATGAAGCCATTCAATTAATTGTAGGAATGAAGTAACGTCATTATGACCTACACTATACTTAAACTCATTTAAAGCCTTTTGTACCTCCATCGGGTTAGATCTGAACCATTTATCAATAATCTCAAAGTAGCAAAGAGTATCACCATATCCAGTCTCCTGAATGTTTAACTCCTTTACTACATATCTTTCCTTGACTGTTTCTCCCACGAATTCTTTCTTCCACTTTTTGAACTCTTCGGAATTCATGGTTTTCTTCATCTTCTCCATGATTTTCTTTCTATTTGCCATAGAGACAGACACCACACCAGCGATAGCACTAGCTGCAGCAAGGCCAAACTTAATGAGGCAAACATTTGATACGATTGCTGCCCCAAGACACCCTACTGTCGGCATCCAGTACTTCCAAGTTTCCTTGAACGCCTCTTTCTTAGTTTCAGGCTTCTTTTCTCTCACTACTTCGGCAGTCTTATACCCTGCCCAAGCTGCTGTGACGGCTGCTGCAACTGCTGCACCTATCGCCAGCGTTCCAAAGATAATAAGTTTCGGGTTAACCATTTGATCCTCCTTTTAATACGAATTTAGAGATATTTATTAACTAATTCGTCAATCTTAAGGTCATTTCGAGCTTTTAATACATTCATAGGTGATAACTGTGCGATCATCATAACCATCATGTACTTACCGGCTAACTCCATATCATTATTAACTTCATCAGAATAGGTTTCAGAACCAATCTTTTCTGCTAATTTCTGTGCTAAAGTAATTTCCTGCATAAATACTCCAGGCGTTATTCTAACGGTTGTGTTACCGTATTCTGATATTAATTCATCCAATATCTGTTCAAAAGTTTCTAAATCCGCATCTTCACCGAACATAGATGACATATTACGCATAACAAACATAACGTTTTCTTTGCCTTTATTCATTTTGATCCTCCTTTTAGTAAGAAAATTAAGAGGCGCATAATCAATACGCCTCTTTGCCTCCTTTCACTCGTCCTTTGACTTGTCTTCGCATCTTGCCATAATCACAAGAACGCCCATAAGAATGAGCGCAATGCCAATTATCAACTCGATACACCTCCTCTCTATTAAAGTGTTCATATATGGAGACAAAAAATTTACGAAAAAGAATTGGGGGCCAGGAATCCCACCCAGCCCCATAGATGTGAGGATGACCATATAGATCACCCAGATGATTTGACCACGAGCATAACCCGTGGTAAGATTATCTAGATAAGTTTGGTCTAAACCTCCTTTCATATTAGGGAAGAAAAAAATTACGAGCAGTTTTTAGTCATGCTCAGGACTGCGGATTACTCCGCCTTTTTTGCTTCAAATCGGTCAAGCTTATCTTCAAGCATGCCCATTTCGTTTTCGATCACATCCAGCCTCTTGTCAATGTCGTCAAGTTTTCTCATGATTGCGTCTGTCTTGTCGAGCTCACCAAGAGCATCCTCCATGATCTTCATGGTCTCTGCTACTCCCTTGCTTGCTTCGACCAGCAGCTTGAGTCCATCTTCCATAGACATCTCGCCGTCGCCGGTTGCAAGAGTGATAAGCGCAGATCCAGTGATCTTAAGCATACTCTTGTTAACATTCGACATTCTTTCCTTCAGTTTCATTTGAAATCCTCCTTTTTGATAAATGAAAAGTTAAATGCTTTCATATAAAAGGAAGAAAAAATTACGAGGCGCATATTTCTATACGCCCCTTAACTGTTATTTCTTTTTGAAACTATCAATAATCACAAAAATGATCACAAGCGGTATCAATGCCACGATAAGTATCATGTCTACCAACATTAGGACTGACATGACAACCCCATAGACTACACCTCCGGTCATTCCAAACTGCCCAAAAGCTACGCCGAACAGGAATGTCAATGTCAGTACCGCTGCAATGAATTTAAGATATTTCCATAACATTTCCTCTCTTCCTCCTTTAATTTGTTTACTAATAGCATCATATACAGAGGAGAAAAAATTACAGAGCAGTTTTAAGTCATGCTCAGGACTATACCTCACTTATTTCCTTTTCGGAATCTTGCCACGCTGCTTTCCAGTTCCATCTTCCCGTTATCCGTCATAAGCCAGATATCGTGAATAACGTCATCCGGGAGTCCGATACTCTTAAGCCATTTCTTAAAAGATGTACCTTCCTTCCTCGGATTGCCAAACATCATCCAGCTCGCAATAAAACGAGAGTAATGAATACCGTTATACAGTTTGTTTTCAAACATTTTATTCCTCCTATTTTGAATAATTTATTAGTATCATATAAAGAGAAGAAAAAATTACAGAGAAGAAAAAGAAATGAGCGGTTTAAAGCCCCGCTCAAGGCTCGAAGTGTCACAGTACGTTTTTCAGCTCTGTTTTGACCACGTTCTGCAGGAGATTGCCAGTGTATGTCACACATACCGGTTCCTGGTCGCCGCGCTGAACCATCACTCGATAGCAGTCATCTGCTTTACGATGCGTCCGGTTGAAGTTTACTTTCGCGATCTCGTCCTTACCTTCATATACGGTAAACACGAGAACTCCGTTTTCAACTCTTCCTACGCTGTAAACGTTTCTCTGCCAATCGAGCATGTATTCAACACAGTTGCCTTTCATCGGCTTGTGTTCCGCATACTCCATTAACTCGTCTGCGTAAAACGTCGTCTTGACAAACTTCTGATCGTTCTGTCTTTTGACTTCGTTCACAATTTCCTTTCCACAAATTCCACATGCAAATACGAATACCATAACAAGTACCATCATAAATTTCTTCATTTCAAGTTCCTCCTATATAATATTTAATATTATTATGTATCATTGTTTCATATAAGGAGGAGAAAAAATTACGAGCCATGAAAATATCACAGCTCGCTGAAAACCAAAGTTCCTAATTTGATCATTGCTAATATCACGGTCGCTACCCAGAATCTTAAATCAAAGAATCCAAGTACTTCCGTTCCAATAATTAAGCCCATCATCAACATAGTTTCTTCCTCCTTTTCATAATATGAGGAGAAAAAAATACGAAGATGAAAAAGAAGAAAGAGCCGTTAATTATGGCTCTTTTCAATCTCTTTAAAAAGTTTATGTACTTCGTAAAACATTGGTCCAAACATTACAGTCCAAGCTAATGCCTGAAGCGGTACGCTCCACAGTATTAAGCTCATCATAAGTATTACCAACCCAATCACGAACATAATTTCTACATAAAGTTTCATTTCAATACCTCCTCTATTTAAAAGGCTCTTTCTTCTATAATATGAGGAGAAAAAAATACGAGGCCGATATTTCTACCAGCCCCAATTTGACTTAATACCTCAGTGCTCCAAGTTCGTCTAATATCTCGGTTAAACACCGATCGTTTTTGAGTTCCTGTGCAACGTAAAGCTGTTCCTCGCCATCCAGTTCTCTGTTGAGTTTCACCCACATACCGGTCTTTCTATCATAGATTTCAAGTCTCCGCTCTTCCTCTTTTGCTTCGTTCTTTGCGACTCTAAACGCCCGGTATACACCACCGACCATTCTCATCCCAATAGTAGCGAAGCATATTGAGTATAAAGGGTTATTTAAAACCCATGACCAAGCCCTGGATGCAGTGTCTCTCACACCAAACCAAAAGCTGTCCCATTTCTGTTTTGCTTCTTGTAACAGTTCCTCTTTAGTCATATAGACCTCCTTTGTTAAAGTTAATAAGTCATATACAGAGGAGAAAAAAATACAGGCAGTTTTAAGTCTTGCCTAGGACTATTTTGATTATCTGGGATATTTCTTTTTCAATTCAACGATACCGAGTTCCTTCTTTGCCTTTCTCCAGTCGAGGCGGTGTCTTCTTGCATCCAGCATGATAAAGAAGTACCGGATCGCTCTGTCAATTTCTTCTCTTGTTGCATCCATATTCACCAGTCTGAACACCAGGTTATATGCTTTCCCCGTTAATAACTTATGTGCGTTTTCACTTAAGTTTTCATAACGAGGGCATACGTACACCTGCTGATCATTCTTGAATGTTTCTTCTCCGATCTCCTCCTTCATGTTCTGAATCAGGTCCCATTTCCTCTTTGCTTCTAAATCTTTCGAAATGCTCATTTTGATTCTCCTTTCTTTGATTGAGAAATTAAATATCTCCATAAAGAGAGAAGAAAAAAATACAGGGCTCAGATTTCTCCAAGCCCTATTTTGAACCTTTTACGGCTCACCATAGACATCCATAACACTTGGCTTACGCCTTGTAGCTTTGATTTCAAAGAACACATTACCATGCTCATACCTGCTATCTGGTGTTCCATCTTCCGATTCACATTTTGTCCATAAGATGCCGTCTTCGTAATCTCTTAAATATGATTCAACAAATTCCTTTGCTTCATCAAAAGTATCGAATACTCCATTAACATCTACGGATGCATTATGATCCCCATACTGATCGCACCAAATAACAACGTAACAATTTTTAGTATCTTTTTTCATCTCAATTCTCCTTTTTGTGTTATTTGTATCATAAAGAGAGAAGAAAAAAATACAGGGCCGATATTTCTACCGACCCCGTTGTCTTTACAGCTTCAAGAATTTCTGAATGAGGCTCGCAGTCTTCCTGCTACCTCGTCCAATCCAGTTATCCGAATCGGTCGCCAGAGACAACACGGAGATTATGATAACGCCGACAAACGAAATGATTTTTACAATCACATTCCGTCGATCCTTCCTATTATCAGTCTTAATCTTCTCCTTTTCGACCTCAGCATCTCTTTCAGACTTCTCTTTGTCTGCCTGAATCTTTTCCCTTTCGATCTCAGCATCACGTTCTGCCTTAATTTTCTCTGCTTCAAGTTTTTCCCGATCAACTTCGGCTCTTAACTTTGCAGCTTCCTTTTCGGCTTCGATCCGCTCACGATCTACTGTGGCTCTAAGATCCGCAGCATCCCTATCTGCCTGAATCTTCTGCCTAGCCTGGAGAGAACCTTCATCGACCTTTGTCTGTTCGACATAGAGTTTATAAAAATCATTCAACTCTTTCGATGCAGCGTCTCTCTCCGCTGTCCCAAATGCATGATTCGTTGTGCCATTATAGGCATTTTGAATTGCACTGGTTAATGTTTCCATTTCCGTCATTCTCTACTCCTTTCTGTATTAAACAACAAGTTTCCATATAAAGAGGAGAAAAATTTAAGGAGCTTAGAATTCTCTAAGCCCCTTGCCTCCTTTCTTTAATTAATCTTCATCGTCCGTCTGCATTTCGATGAACTTTCTCCCGGTTGCCACCTTAATGCCTGCGATTACAACGACTGCTCCAACCACAACACCAAGAATCACAAATAAGTTTTTCATCTATTGCTCCTTTCATGATAAAAAATAATTGTTTTCATATAAGGAGCGAAAAATTTTACGAGTACAAATATACCATTTTGAGTGGTTATCTATATGCTGAAAAAATTACAGAGCAGTTTTTAGTCATGCTCAGGACTGTGAATTACTCCATTTTCCTCCTTTCTTTTGGCATCTTTAAATCTCTGGGTGTCGGATAGTACACACCATTCGTTACTGACTGCTCAGGTTTGCAGAACGGGCACTTGCCTTTCGCATACGGTGCCATAACTTCTCCTGTTACGAGGTTCTGATTTCCATCAAGAATCCCGCAAAGGCCAGTTAACGGCAGGTATGCAAAGCAATACCTATCCTCCTGACATTCAAACGACAGTTTTCCTCTGTTCGCACTCATGTTCAATTCCTCCTTATAATAGAATGTTTTATTCATATAAGGAAATGTAATATTTACGAGAAAAAAGAAAAGAGCTGTGATGACTTCTTCCACCGCACCGTACCGACTATTATAGTCAACGGTTATCTGGGGTATTCTCAGTGTCAACCCACAACTCTTTCCATATAGAGAGGAGAAAAAATTACAAAAAAGAATGAAATTGGACGGTTAGATCACCCCTTGGAAACCCAAGCCTGTATCTGCCTAAGCAGCGTGACCAGCAAACCCTCTTATATGTGCACCGCCAGTTACACAAGGCCACTTCCCTGATTAATAATCAGATGTTCATTCTTTCATTAAAGGAGATGATTTATTTACGAAAAAGAAAGAGCCCTGATTTTACTGCACTTACCTGCCTCTAAATATAAAGGTTTTAAGCCACATTCCGCTAACCACACACCAAAGACAAGAAAAGACGCCGATTCTTAACATTCATAGAATTAGCGCCTTTTCTTTCTTTAAGTGTAGGAATAGTGTAGAAGTGTGTTACTCCTTATTACCAGTCTTCACGTTGAATGTGACTGTGGATTTCTCCTTAAGCTTCTCAGGGTCAATCTTAAGGTCAGACACATACATAATATCATCGCCCTCGTATTTATCAAGATTCACTGTTCCGACGGCATCTCCTTCCGGGATACCAAGGACTACAGAAGTACCGAGAGAATAGATACCGGCCACAATAGAGCAGCTGATAATAGTCACCCAGTCGATTTCTGTCAGTCTCTGTCCGACAGTGAACATAGTGAGAGCGACCTGCACCATCGTTCTTACAGCGCGGTTCAGTGCAGGAATGAGCCACTCTTTAGTAAAAATATTATTCATTGGGAGTACTCACCTTGACTACAGAGTTATCCACCGCCTCTGCAATGTCTTCACCCTTTCTGACCCCTCCGAGAGCCTTAATAGCCTGGGAGATGGTCTGGACACCTGCCGTGCTCCCACCCTGTGCTGCGATCTGCTTTTTAAGTCTATCAACAATTGCTGCCATTTTGATTACCTCTCTTTCTTTATAAGTTAATAGTTAAAGTCTCTGTTTCTGAATCATACGAGCTGCCTATACCGTTAAGCTTTGTTTTGTCTGTAGAACTCATGAGACCATCTGTTGAAGTAGTAGCCGGTAAATATGTAGTATCTGTAAACACTGCATCAGCTGGAACGTCTGTGCCAACACTATGAGCAGTACTAAGTGTAATAGCGCCACTAGCGTATGAACTAGCGAGGCCAGACCCAGCTACAACTTTTGTATAAGATTCTCGTACCGTAACAGTCCACTTGTTTGCTGATGTAAGCTTGTAGATATATACCTGATCGCCCTGCTGATTAGCTGAATGACTAGACACAGACCTGTAATACTGGAACTCAACTTCAGTAGGAGTCGCAGCGTTATTGACATATGCCATGAATGCTAGTCTAGTCTGAGACCCTGTAGCAGGATTCGAGTTAGATGACGCTCTACAATAAACTATCTTTTTAGCATTGTAAGCCGCTAAGAAGTCAGCCCATGTAGAGCTTCCGTAGGACAATATCTCCATCCCAGTAATATAGCCACTGGTCGAATCTTTTAGGTTATATGTACTTCCATCAGGTAAGGTAATACTAGAAATATCAGCCATCTAGTACCTCCTTTAGCTTACTGTTACGGTCTCCCCTGTTCCGGTAAACGCAGCAGACTGAATACCGCTTACAACTGTCGTATCACTCCCCTTAGTCGGAAGCGTACCCTGACTCCAGGAGATAGTTAAGTTTTCATTCGAAACAGTCGCAGTCCATGTGGGAAGTGTACCGACATCATTAATAGAATTTACTGTAGTATTACTCGGCGTGACTGAAACAGACCCGTGAGGCGTAAAGCTTCCGCTTGCACTGTTCTTATACGCTAATGTACCGAACTCATCAGCAGAACCTAATAAGTGCCAAGACGCATCAGCATCTGCCCAGATAAATTCCTTTGAACCATAAATAACAATGCAGCCATTAATAGCACTGACAGACTGTCCACCGATAGTGATAGGATTCGTGGTAGCACCATCTGTAAGAGCTGTAGTAGTGATACCAAGGAAACTTACACCACCGGCAATCGCAGCTTCAATAGCCGCAATATCTTCTCTCGCCTTAGCATCCTTAAGATTATAGGTAGTACCAGAAGGGAGAGTAATTTTACTTAAATCAGCCATTTTGAATCCTCATTTCGTGAATTTAAGTTCTTCGTTAGACTGTAAAACAGTTACACTGACCTTATCGTTCCAGTTCATCCTGTCTCCCGTTCCAACATGAATTGCTGAGTTCTGAATATGTGCCGTTAACTTCTCATGGTCACTTCCAACCACAGAATATGGCATATCGATAAGGTAACTTGACCCGTCTCCAATCTTAATACCGGGATAGATGACTCTTCGCCCACTTATATAGGTAACTTCTGCATCCTTATAAATATAAAGATGACCTCGTTCCGCAATGAGAAATGTCTGTCTATCCCAGTTTGCCTTCGTATCGTAATGAACATGAGACATATCGATTGGAGCAGGAATAATTCCTCCTGAAATACTGCCAAGTAACTGTCCTAAATATCCTGAAATGTTACCATCACTATTAATCCCACCGGATATGTTATGTTCATTATGAAGCATTAATGAACCTCCTCGGTGATGTAAAACCGCTCAGGACCGATGAAAGTATCGACAGTCCCGTCAGCTTTAGTGAGTTCTACATCGTACCAGTACTTACCGAAGTCAAGCGGCTTGGTATCTTCAGGAATAAGGATTAGCTGTAATGTATCAGTTGGAATATCACGAATGACTAATGGTTCTGTATCGTCAAAGTCTTTCTTAAGAGCAAACCGTACGGAATCACCCGCAACTGGAGTATAAGGTTCTCCATCCTGAGTAATTCCTACAGTCACCCTTAACGTATCCCCTCTCGTAAGGTGGATTTTATTGCCCTGAATTTTAACTGCCATTAACCCACCTCCTTACACGCATTCGTATTTTTCTAGATCCGGTCTGTACGTATCCCACATAGGTTCATACTGACCCTTTTCATTTACCCAGTAGTAAATTGTCTCTCCGGGTCCTTTAGGTCCTTTTGACCTGACATATGCATTCTTAGCCATAAGTCCAGTCTCGGTGAAATAATAGTCGTCATCGTCTATTCTGGCCCACTGATTACTAAGCATTCCACCGTCATCTGCCAAGTAATACCAGTCAGATTTATTCTGTTTGAACCAGCCTTTAATCATCTTTCCGGACTCGTCAAACACGTACCATCTTCCGTCGATATAGCTCCAGCGTCCCTTCACAGGGTCACCTTCTGAATAGTAATACCAATCTCCGGAATCGGTCTGTCTCCATCCGTTCCAATGAGTATCTTTCTTTGCTCTCTCTACACATGCCTGATACACAGCCCAAGAAACAGTCTGAGCGCACCACTGAGCCTCATATTTCTTATACCCTGCATACCAGTAACCCATCATGGTAATATTGTTCTTACCCGGGTTTTCATGCTTCGTGTAGATTGCGGAAAGGGGGTCCCAAGAGTGTTTCTCTTCGTAGCCTTCCCATTCCTTCATGATTTTCAAGACGTCCTCACCGGTGCAGGTGTCTTCAGAATATAAAGGTCTTCCGAACCCATCAATTCTGTTACCGCCGCCAACACCCTTCACCCGGTAATACCACTTCTCTTTCCACATACCGCCGTTCCTATCGAACTCAGCATCGGATGTATTACCTTCAGATGTGCAAAGGTCAAAGCTTCCATCTTCTGGATGCCAGATTACGTCCTTTACAAATCCGGTATGGGAGATACGTCCAAGAGATTTCGTATAAAAGTAGACGATATCATATTTAAGAGGCTGCTTATAATATCGTCCAACCTTTACAAAATAAGACTTGCCAGTGGGTGTGTACTGAGAATAGTCCCCGCACAGCACCCTCTGGCCAGCCTGGTAAGCATTCATTTAGGTTTTAAGCCTATTAATACAATCCTGAATAGCGCCACGTTCAGCCTCAGAATCCGTGTCGCCCATCATTGAGTAGAGAGTATCTACCATATGACTTTTTGCATCCGTTCTGGAATATCTTCCCATAGAATCTCTCTTATAGGAATTACCACCAGATCCGTTGTTTCCACCCCTGTAAGAATGGATGTTGTAGTATCTGTCATCATAGGGCATCGAGTTATTCCATCTCATAGAATATCCACGCTCGGAATAACCTTCGTCCTCACCTTCCATAGAAGTGATTTCGCAAATATCTTTTAACACATCAATCGCCTTGTAAAGATTGTCGAGCTCCTGAGGCGTAAGAGATCCCTTTTCTACAATCTTAGAGATTTCTTTATGGAGGAGCTCCTTTACGTCATAGTAAAGTCTTTCCATTTAATACCTCCATCAACCAGCAGTTGTAGTCGGGGTCGTCTGATTAGCTCTGATAAACGCCTCAAGCTGTGCAGTCTGTGCAACCTGAGAGGTGTTGAATGCTGCAACATTAAGCTGATTCTCAAGCTCACGAATCCGAAGATCCTTTGCCTCAAGCCTATCCTGACAAAGCTCATTATGAATTCCAGTGAAGCCAGCGTTAACAACATTGGTAAGCGCGTTAAGTGCATCGTTTACTGCAGCTCTATCTGCACATGCTTCTGTCGCAACGGTATACTTAAGATCTGCAACAGCAGCTCTATTCTCACAGCAGCAGTTCTGAAGACCCATTGCAAGAGAATTCATACCCTGAGCTGTTGCGAACTGAGAGTTAGTAACAGCATTAACCACGTTATTGAAGCCATTACACTGACCCTGAGCAAGAGAAGCAATGGATGCATTAATGCCGTTAATACCACCAATAAGAGCCTGCTGATCGAAGCCGCGCTGAACATCTGCGTTGGTATTGTTATTCATCATGTAAGGAAACATACCGGCATTTCCTCCGAAACCTCCCCATCCGTTACCCATGAAAGCGAAAAGGAACAGAATGATGATCCAGAAAGAGCCATCTGCCCAGTTTCCAAAACCACCATTGCCGTTTCCGACTACTGCAGCCACATCAGCCGCACTAAGTCCGTTGCCATTGTCTGTCAATGCCATAAACAAACCTCACTTTCTATTAAACATAGATTGAAACTGCTGAGCGAGATTCGAAAGATAGTTAAACTGCTGCTGACTCATCTGACCAGAATTAAGGAGCTCCTGAACCCTCTGTCTCGGGTCACCCTGAAAGTTTGCCTTAAACTGCTGAAACTGCTGGAGCATGTTCATCATCGGGTTTCCAGTCGGCTGATTCTGGTTAAAGAAAGGATTTCCCATGGTTTACTTTCCCTCCTTTGCAGGGGTGTTTAAGTAATTAAGCACCGCTTTAGCAACTAGACTATCTATCTCATCTCTTTTAACAAACGACGATGTGTCGATACTTGGAGCTTCATTCGGGCCCTGAACTGGCTCTGTTCTTTCAACAAGGTCGTATGTTTTCATTGGTAAATATCTTCCGCTCTGATCTGCGGACTTATAGTAAATAACCGGAGCATTAGAGTCCATCAAGATGACTGACGCTCCGGGTGCTACAGGATACGCTTCTGCTCCAGCCTGACCCTGCACCCACTGGAAGGTGTTATTTTGATTCTGTGCTACAGACCTTTGAGTAGGTACGTTTTGGAAGTAGTAAGGGCTTGGCGTAAATCCTGTATAAGAGTTATCATAAGGATACATAGTGGTTTAGCTCTCCTTTCTAAAATAAAAGACAGGAACCTCACGACCAGAATCCCAGGCGTCGTAATAGTCCCCGTCTTTTACGCAGACGACATGATCTCCCGTACATAAAACAAAAGTCCCTACCTTGTAATCACGGCAGAAATCTCTAACCGTGTAAAAAGCAGGGACAATATCTAGTACAGTGTATTTTCTGAAGCCAAATTTCTTTAGGTACACAGGCCATACTGCATTATGATTTCCCCATTCGCACATCACATAACCTTGGTCGCAAAGCCCCCAATAGACCTCGTCCCAAGATTTATTTAGTGCCATGCAGAGAGCTCTTATAACGCAATCACCAGCCACCCTATGACAAGGATTTGGATCAAAGAAGATGAAACAAGGGAGTCACCTCCTGATATGGATTAATATTTATCTCATTCCCCTTATAAACGGATATATTACGTTCGCATATCGAATTAACGAATCTATGCCACCAGAACTCGGATGAATTCCATCAGGACACCAAATAGACTGTATAGTTGAACCATTTATCACATTTTGAGTCCATCCTATCTTTTCCCATGTCTTTAAAAGAGGAAGGCACCATACTTCAGCCGCTTTCTCCTGTGCAAGATAAACTGCCGGATTTCTATCATTTTCGTAATGTCCGATAAAACAAATCTTTGCCTTCGGATTATCCGTTAAAATAACGTTCATGATATACCGAAGCGCGCCAAGAAAATAGGTTCTATCGGTAGGGTCTGTCGGTTCTGCAAGCATATCCGTAGTGTCAGTTTTTGGGTTGAACGCATCATTATAGCCGTGGTCAATAACAAACAAATCTACAGGCGTTGCACCAGACGAGAGATACGGGCTTAAACGATATTCATACGATGCGTTCAATATTTTTGCTTTTTCGGCATCGCTTAATGTTGCCGGTGCATTGGTCAAAACATCTTTCCATGTCGAATAGTTATCGATGAAATTTTGTTTTTCCAGACTCGTCATCGATAAACTATATGCTGGCAGTGTATAGTCTCTTCCGCTCCACCCAAACGGATCGCTACTACTCACTCTTGTGTGGTCGCCCGCTCTTAACATGCTGGAACCTAACGCCATATTATAAACGGTACACCCAAGCATTTCTCCAACAATACTGGGATAACTTTTATAAGTTCCGTCGGACAACGCGGTTCCCCATGGGATTGAAGTGCCAAGCCATAACACGCGTTTGTTAATCCATTGATGGTCACCTTGATTCTCTAAAACGGTAATCCTGTCATCAATATCATCAAGAGGAAACAGATCTTCTGCATCAATTATCTCGACAGAAATCTTAGGTGCAGTTTTGATCAAATGATTAAGACCAATAAAAGCCCCATTGTTAGGAATCGTGACCTGATGCCGCTCACAGCTTGTGTTCTTTGGTTTGTACTCAAAGACAACACTTCCATTTGAATCGTATATCAAAAACGGTGCAAAATAATTGTTACCAGACGCTGTAATATAGATCACATCACCG